GTTTTCACCGTCCGTAAAATATAAATATCCATCAGCCGCTTTAGCTGTATTAGGCTTTGTCTTTCTGAGAGGATTAGCAAGCACATTTACCTGACCACTTGTGTCGTTAATCTGCGCTACTGTTCCCGCCGGAAAGCCTCTAGCAGCCACCTCATCAGAAGTAAGATTTCTAAACTTAGCAGTTGGCTTTCTTTTCTGCATTTCTAAATTAGCAATCAAACTGACCGCCGCTTCAGGGTTAGCGTTTATCAACTGTTGTATTCTTGGATCATCACCATATTGCTCAGACAACTGCAACAAAGCCGCTTTACGCCGCCGATCCTCTTCCATATCCTGAAAGCTGCCATATGTGCCTATCCCGGCTTGTATGGCTTGCAAAGGGTTTTGACCATCTAACAACCCGATACCAGTAGTAAGCAACCCAAGATTTGCGGGCATACCAAACTGACCAAACTTATTATTAAAGTTGTCAAATATACCCATTATATCACCCCCATCACTTCATTGCTCAATGCTGCATAATCAAGCATCAAAAAGCCTGTTGGGTGTCTATAAACATGCTCTGGATAAAGCTTCTTAGCCTCTTGAGCCATAAACCCTTCAGTTGGGTAAATTTCAAAATGATGTCTTTTAGCTGTCTTGTTCCACTTCCAACGGTAAACATTCAATCCGTTAGGGTGCTTGCCAAGCAACTCTACATCTTCTTTCAGCCTATTATCGGAGCCAGTAAGTAATCCAAGAAGCCCACCACCTATGCCTCCCATAGATGCGGTAATACCTGGAATAGCGAGAGTATTCGCCAAACTAGCACCCGCTAGAGCACCGCCTAAACCTGATTGTAAAGCACTAGGACCGCCACCTGTCTGTGTGCTAGTTGTGCCAAACATGCCTTGACCCATACCAGACGCACCCAAGAGAGCATTGACACGGTTTTGATCAAGCACGTTCTGATTGGATACTCTAGCCCTTTCAGCATCAAGAGCCGCCTGTGCAGGGGCTTGCTGCATTGCACCAAGATCTTGAAGTGTGCCAATTCTGCTTTGTTCAGCCGCCAATATTGCGGGAAGTGCTTGAGCCGCCTGAAGCTGCATTGCAGCGGAAGATTTGGTTTGATCTAGCTGATTAGAAGCAAGTGACTGAGAAGCACCCAATTGGCGTGATAAATCCGCTTGCTGTGCTCTCAACAAGTTATTTGCAATGTCTGTATTTTGCCCAAGATTCTGACCAAATGCCGCTGATAATGCTCTTGTAGCATCAACTTGATTAGCCAAGTTTGTTTGCCCTGCACCAACAATGTTTTGTCCAAGGGTTGCTTCTCTTGAAAGATCTTGTCCTGAGACATTACCCAACGATTGTGCAGCCGCTAATCTATTAGCTCTGTCTTGCTGTAAGTTTTGCGCCAATATCGGTGCAGCCGCATTTGATATACCCGCGCCCAACGCTCCCGCAAAGGAGTCAGAACCTAACCTACCACCAAGAGCATACTGTGAGGTTGCCCTGTCAACTGCACCAGAAAGAGCGCTATCAAGTTGTTGCTGCAAAAACGGATTTGTACCACCATCCATCGCCATAGTGCCTAAAAGACCTGTCGCTAGGTTCTCACGGTTTTGCTGCGCTGTAAGAGGATCAAGACTTGTTGATTGACGAGATAGACCCTGCAACTGAGCAATCGCCGGATCTGTGCTACCAAACAAACCTTCTAGACGAGAAGCATCAGCGACTTGATTTGCAAGCCTACTTAAATTTGCATCATCAAAGGTAATCCCTGTGTCACCTTGAGCAAATCCAGTAAGTGTTTGCTCCATTTGATCAATATACGCCGGACGCTGCATAAGACCTTCAGCGTTAGAAATAGCAGACTGTTGTAAGGGCGAAAATGGAGCCATAGTAGGACCATCATATGCCCTTGGATTAAAGTCAGACGTAGCCTGGAAAGCAGCCTGAAATGGGTTAAAATCCGTGTAGGCCTGAGTTAAAGCCGCCTCAATAGGTTCTGGTAGCTTTTGAACATTTGTAACTGTTGAATTTCTACTACCCTTACTCATTCGTCAGATCCTTCTTAAAAGTTATATAGGCTTGCTCCCAATCAAGAGGCTCTAAGTATCTTGACCATGCCCTACGCCCATATGCCTCTAAATGAGAGCAACCATTACGCTTTGCATGTTCCTCAACTGCCTCTTGTGCCATTCCTAACCATTCCTTCATTCTTTTGCCGCCCACAAAATCCATTGCGAGAGCTTTTCTTCGCGGATAATCAATTATTCGTGTGGAAATAACGCCGACAAACTCACCGCTGTCCTCATCAAGCGCCACCCAAACGACATAAACGCCCTTTAAACAGGCTTCATAAACATCATTTATTCGTATTAATTCTGGTGAAAGGCGTACTGCCTTATTCAACAACGGAGCCACATGCTGCCAAACTTGAGGCAGTAACGGAGCACCAATTGGTACTATTTTCATTTTTATCCAATGACTATGTATATAAACGTTCTGTCCGTCTGAGAGTTATTAGCGTGAGTTATTGTAAAACTCTGCTTTGCCCTCGCTGATAGGAACATTGTGCCGCCGCCTTGTTCAGCCGCCGCATTTGCTGTTGTCGGGGTGAAAAAAATAACGATTTCACTACCCACTCTATAATCTGTATAAGTTGTGCTTGCTGCACTTGCGCCAAGTGTAACCTGACCCGCTGCATTTATCTTTCCATCAACCACGAGATTGACAACATTTGCTGTTTCTCTAGGTGAGCCACCGCTTGCCGGAAGCTTTACATAATTTATCTCTGTCATCGTCTGCCAAGCGTCACCGCGTCAACATCCACGCCAAGCGCATATCTCCAAGTGCCACTCGCGTTTACTCTAACCCTGTGGTAGCGCCCATGCGTTCTAACCGGACAACTATTGTCATCATTAATGCTTGATGCCGTTGTAAAGGTTGCCTTGTCTATCTGTCTGCTTCTAGAGCCAACTTGTACGTTCAGCGTAGGAGCCACATCCCTTGCCGTTACATATGGCGTTACACCTTTAATTAATGATTGCCGCATTGGTGCAGTTTCAAATTCTGACGTTTCCAAAACAGCATCTAACTGAGCACCAGTAAGCGTCTGTAGCTTTTTATCTTTACTTGCGGATAATTGGAAAAAACCACCCGCGTAAAAACTTGAATCTAAAGATGTTGTTAAAGCATCTAAACTAGAATTAAGATTATCCAACCCTTCAAGCGTCATATTTGGCGTAAGTGAATTACCTAAAAATTCATGATCAAGGTTTATTAAGGACCACTTTTGAACCGCATAATTGTAAACTAGTATTTTATTAGGCTCTCCGGTGCTTTCTCTATCAGCATAAGACCACATAACAATCTGGTTTTCAGGATCAATAGTAGAGCTAAGACGATCTGCATATTTAAAATTTATGCTATCAAAGAAAAACTTGTCTACTTTCTCTGCGCCAATAGGAATTGATTTAGAGCCATCAAAAAAGAAAAACCCATCATCAGCTAAGTAAAAGACCTGAGTTGGACCTAGTGAAGTCACAGAATTTGGATAATTACACCCATGCCCTGTCTCTACTTTTTCAAAAGTAAAGATCAAAGGTGAACCCACATACTGCATACGCGCAATAGCTTTTTCTAATAAAACAACGCCAAACTCACCGCCTACCAATCCAGTAATATGCCCTGCATCTGCTATTTCCTGAAAGTCAGCCTGTGCCGTTCCTAATGTCCAAGAGTTTGAATCATTAATCTGTGACCAACGCACCCTTGAGCGATATGTAGCTGAAGAGTATGTAACGTTTGCTGTAACAACAAAGTCCCGAACAACTGCTAAATATTTTGCAGCCGGAGCACCAGAAATCGCAGAAAACGCTGAACTTGAACCAATCGTAAACTTTTGCAAAACATCGCTATCACTGCCACTTGCGATAACGTCATTACCAAAACGAACAAACTTCCATTGCTCATCGCCAGATACAGAATAAGCACCGCTTTTCACATCAGCTAAAGCAAATGTGCCATTATTCATTTTATAAAGCTTGCCGGAGTCACCGACAAATATAAATATCGTATCGTTTGTGTCTTTAGTCGCGTAAATGCCTCTAATCCGGTTGTCAGCCGCTTGGCTAACTTCAGAAAGACCAAAGAAAGGTCTGTAACCTCTAGCAGCGGGGATAACATTTGTAGCAACTGTCGAACCCGGATTTTGAAAATCTGATTGATCAGGTAGCCACTCACCGAAAGGTATCATTGATTTAACCACCTATCTGTACCCGCTGTGCGAGTGTTAAATACGGCTGTAGCCGGAACTATATCAGTCCAAGCCTCACCCATTTCTTCCGCAATCGCCACACCCTCTATACTAAGATTAACGGACGCTGCACACGCGGCTTTGTAATTTACACCAGTTGTTGTGCTTCCTGATATTGCAATGGTGTCAGACGCCGCCACCGCAAATGTTCCTAAAACATTTCCTGTAGCTGTTATAGCAATATTAGTAGTTGCCGCTATCTCTACAACTCGTGTAGACGCAACCGCCGTACCAGTAATTGCTATTGTTGCTGAAGCAGCAAAAGACTTAATTAATCCATATTCAAAAGACGTAATATTAGCTACACCACCCATGCCTGAGTGGTTTGTGCAATAATAATGTAATGTGCTTGGCGTACTCGCAGAAACAGTTATCTCAGTGTAAGCATTAGCCGTTCCTGGTGTGCCAGTTGTGGTAATTCCTGTGGTGTACTCTGAACCACTATTATGAGAACCATTGGCAGTTGTAGAAAATCGTAATGGGTGGCCTGAGTTGCTACTATCAGACTGATCAAACCTATACGTGTTCCCGACTACAAGCTCTAATGTAGGACTCGCGCCAGATAAACCCGCAATATAATATTTATTACCTGAACCATAGGAGTTAGTGCCAGACGCAACGGTTACATCATAAACAACCGTAGTTGCCGCGTTAATTGTAATTAGTGCAGTAGCAGATACCGCCGCCTTAAAGTTAGCACTACCTGTGCCAGTAACAGCAATACTTTCAGCCGCCGCAACCTCGAATAAATTAATAGTATCAAGATATTCTAACGTGCCATAAGCGTCTAAACTATCAAGCGTACCCCAAGTGTCTAGCTGATCTAGAGTGGGGCCAAGAATTTCAGCCATATTAAGCCGCCGTTATGTCTAAATCACCAGTTGCAACCCTTACAATATCTCCTGTCGCTATCGTTTTAGCGGCACTAAACGTACCATGTATTAAAAGATTTCCAGAACTTGAAGCATCAAATAACGCCCAATGGCTTACGGTTCCCCAAGAACCAGTAGCCGCACTAAACTCAATAGTTGAGTCATTACTTGTTGTGCCACTTGCTGCACTTGCAAAAGTAATTACTTTTCTTGAGTAGTTGCTTCCGCTTAACTCTGTGCCTGAGTTATCATCACCAAATGATCCAGTTGATAAACCCAAATACACCGCTGAAGGGGCTGTAAACGCCGTTGTTCCTAAAACGTGATCTAATACCTTTAGCTCAAGGTAGTCTGACATTGCACTCATTTTTACGCTCCTAAATAATCAGATTTCATTGAAAGCGAACCCGCAAAGAACGCTTTATCATTATCCTTGTTGATCTCTTCTATTGCTCTTGAGAAAAGTGTGTCGTACTGCGCGGCCCTAGCCTCATCCATTAAAAAGATATGTGCAGCGGATAATGAACCATATAAATATACGTCTGGGTGACGTGTTAAAACTGTGTTGGTAAGGTTAGCATCTGATAATGCTAATATGTCCTCACCGTAAATAATCTCTATTGTATACGCGCTATCTGGAATAGGACGCATGGCAATTTCAGCGCCAATAATTGTGTAAAGCTTTGGCCTACCACCACCAGAGGAAGCATACTTTTCATAGTAATCCTTTGGTGTTGCATAATCTAAAACTTCAACTGTGCTTGTGTTATTCTTAACAAGCCTAATACGGCGCAAATCGGTTGGCAGTGATATAAACTCATCACCGGAAGTTGTTAAGGCTGTCGCACGTTTTTCCTGTGACCGCGTTTCTAGCTCCCTACTCATTCTTGACTCAGCAAGAGATATAAATTCAGGAATACGATCAGTTAAATCGGAACGAGCCAAAAAGTTAGCAATAGCTGTCTTTAGCTCAGTGTACGTTGTAATCGCCATTAGATAAGCCTACCGCCTGTTGCCTTGAAACCCTTGTTTTCTTCAAGCCACTGCATCCAAGCTTTCGGATTGTCCTTTGGTTGCCCAAATTTTTCCACCAAATGATGATAAAGTATGGCAGGGATTTCACCGACTTTGTGCTTATGCTTTTGAGTGTTCCCAATCATATCACCGTAGCGATAATCATTGGCACTCTCTTTCGCTAAATCCTTCACCGGATCAACGTTCACAGTTGTTGTAACTCTGTGACCATCAGCGCCACTTTCAAAGACTGTGCGCTTTCCTGTGATTGGATCTAAATTAAGTAGCTTTTTCATTAAAACCTCAAATAAAAAAAGGGGCGAACTAGCCGCCCCCAAGTTATGAATGGAGAAAAAAATTAACTTCCACTTAAA